GGGTCAATATCTAAAGTTTTTGCAATTTCCCTAAGTATAGTATGCCATTTAACAAACGGAGCAAGCGAAGGATTCGATGCTGTTTGCATAAATGTCATTAATCTTTGTGACCTAACTTCTTTCATCATCATAGATGAAGTGCCTCGTGCTTTAATATGTAAATCACCTTGTATTTCTGACTCTTCATTAAATTGCATGTTCCATTGAAACATTGCTTCTCCAAGAGGTCTTAATAAATAATCATCAATATTTTTTATTACTGTTTTTATATTAAGTGCAGACGCACCCATTAACATCGACATTCCTGCTGCTGTTCTTGTTGTAGATTGTACACCTGTTTGTCCATGTGAATACGATGGTATACCAGTTGATTCATCAGCTAGTTGTCTAAATCTATCAAACATCATCATATTTTCTGGTGCTGTATTTGGAAATTTAACACCATGAATAGCTTGACCTGTTTGTCCACTCTGTCTTCTAAATATTTTACCCGGATATACAGACATATCTTGACCCGGTACTAACATTGTTTCATCAACATCAAATACTAAGTTACCTGCTAAAGCTAAATTATCAATAGCCATTCTTGCATGCCCATTCATAATCTGTTGTGCATCATCCATATTTTCTGGAATACCTACGCCAAAGAATTGATAAGGATTAATTTCATATGGACAAACTAAATAAGGTAATCTTGTTGGTGTAAATGGATTTAATACTAATCTAATAATAGTACCATTACATACCCAACAATTGATTTGGACTTCATCCATATCATCCATATTATCTTCTAATTCTAAACCTGCTTCCATTGCAAGTCGAGTATCCATTGTACCCCAAAATTCTAAAATTTCATATCTGTTTTTATCAGTGTCATTTATAGATTCTCTATCTTGTAAAGAAGATTCATACCCTCTAGCTTCATAGCTAGGCCCCATATCTAAAGAATTACGAATAGCTTCTTTTCTAAAAAATGGTCTATTCATTAAGTCTCTAACTTGAGAACGTGTATAAGTGTGTCGTTGAATTACATATTCAGCATCTTCGATTGTAATAGCATCTGGGTCTGGATAAAAATCCCAACATGATACGGACTCAATTTTTGGTACTAATTTTGTTTTAGGTTTATATTCATTTTTACCTGTTTCAGAATTTTTAACCCAATTATGACTTGATTGTTCATAAGTAAATGGGCCTTTAATAATTCCTGTACCAAGCAAAGATGCCTCAAATAGAGCATGTCTTAATACATTTACAGCACTTGATTCTTCTAGTTGGTCATGAATCATTTTTTCCATACGACCAGAAGCTTCTTCTGCAGGACTAATTTGTGGTTCTTTAGCACTATTATTTGCAGGGCCTTCTACAAAATCTGCACCATCATATTTATCTTTTAAACCATTTAAAATACTATTAACTGTAGCACCTTTTTCTAAATCCTTACCATCACCCGGAAATCCATAAGGACTTTCTTGTTCTGGTTGTTCTTTAGGTTTTTCAGAAATATGTGCATACTCTGCTATATTTTCTGGAACAGGTGTTGGCTCTACTCCTACTGGAAATTTTCCACTAGAAAATAAAACTTCAATTAATTGACCATAAGCAGCAAGTACTTTAGTTTTAGTTATCTTAACAAATACTTTTGATTTTTCGCTTTCGGTAAAAGCCATATCGTTACCATAGACTCCTCTATAGTTTCTATACGCTCTTAACCAACGTTGCTCATCAAACTGACGAGCATTTTCTGCATCAATAAATTTGCTTTTAACTAAACCTGCAAGACCAGAAATGTCGTATTCCTGTTTCTTGTTTTTATTGGTATCACCTAAAGCTAAAATATCAGCTGTATCTTTTTTAGCCATTAATTATTTTCCGTCTGCTACTTTTGATAAATCACCTTGTTTGTACATTACTTTTGCAAATCCTTCTAAAGAAGAAGATGTTTTACCTACATCAGCAGATAATTCTCCTTGAGAATACATTTTTAACATATCTGATTGTGGTTTTTCTTTTGACATAAGTGTATCAGAAACTGATGACATTTCGCCACTTTTATATTTTTTCATTATATCCATATTGCTACCTCCTAGTAGTCTCTATCGTTTGCCATCTTCATAAAAGATGCTTCAACTTTGTTTTCTTTTTTCTTAGGAAATTCATTTGGTCTAGTTTCGTAGTTAGCATGAATTTTTAAATCTAACTCTTTACCTACTGGTTTATCTTTTGGATATTCAGCACCAAGGTCACCCTGTTTATATTTTGTTAATACTGGTTGTGGCATTATCCGCCCTCCTTAATTTTTAATCGTAAATAATCCAATAATTGTGGATTGTCTACAAATACTGTTGTTAAACCATTAGTCAAACTATTTACTATTGATTCTTCCGCTCTCTCATCTAACTCCATATTCCATTGGTATATTATGCCATGCATAATTTCATGTAATATTGTATTAGCGTGAGAAACTCCCTTTTCTTCTTGATTGTATCCTAGGACACCTTCTTTAATAAAAAATTGACCACTTGCTTCATTTGATGTAGCAACAGTCTGTTTCCATGCTTCTAGTTTGTAATCTCTATAGCCAATTTTAATTGACTCTGGTAAGGTTGCATTACAACTGCATAGTATTTCTTTTTTAGTATCCAAAGACTCTATCGGATGGTTTAAAAGTTTCTTTTTCATATCGGTTTGCATCATAACTTTTAGGATGTACAGTTCTACTCATAACGCCATATCTAAGTGCATCGTAAGCATGGTCTTCCGCATGTGTGTCTACATCTTCTGGATTATTTTTATCCACTGGTAACATAGGCATTGTTCTAGCAAGATTAATACAATTAGAAAATACTTTTAATTTTGGTTGTCCTGTATGTTGGTCTTTAGCTAGTAATCTATGTAATTCCATTTTACCTGCTACTCGACTTCTTGGTGACCTATCTGATGGTCTCCATTTACAACCTTCTCTAATCATAGTTTCTGCAATACTAGGGCCGGCATCCCCTCGCTTTGCCCAAGTAGAAGAATCCAAGATTCCGTATCGAATATATTCGTCACGCTCTTTGTCCAAGACTTGTCTTGCAAATATGTCTGCGGTAACTCGTTTGGTATAATGTTCTCTGTATACCCAGAAATTGTTATCGAAGTCAACTGCAATCCATAATACGCAAGCCGCAGATGAATAGCCCCAGTCGCATGTTCTGAATCTGAACCAATTACCGGGAATGTTAAAAGGCTGAACAATATGGGTAGTAATATCAAAGTCCGGAAACGCTGAATTTTCAAATGCACTCCAGTCTCCTTCTAAAAATTGTTTTCTTTGTACTTCTGGTAAAGATGATAACATAATCATGTAATCATCCGTTTGCATCAAATACGGATTATCTTGTAGTTTAGCCGGTATAAATCTTCTTGTTATAGATTTTCTACCTGCCATAGTGTCAATATGCACGTCAAACGCTTTATTTGGCTCACTAGGGTCTACAAACATCTCTTTGACCCATAACGACCCAACGTTACCCGGGTTGCCTGTAGAACGCATATAAACAGGAATATCGGGGTCTACACTTCGCAGTGAAGAACGTAAGAAATTATAAATCTCTGGAGTAGGGTATTGTGGTAATTCATCAACACCTATCCAAGTATAAGATTGACCTTGGTAACGAAGAACGTCTGTTAAGTTTTCTGCGTAACCAAATTCAATTCTAGCACCGGAAGGAAATCGCCATTCTTTTTCTTGCTCTCTCCATTTAGCACCGGGATATGCTTGTCCATATAATCTTTGAGAATGATTAATCATATCTCTAAGTTCTGGCATAGAACGTCTAATTAATAAAGCTCTATGATGTTCTTTTGTACAATATCTTAAAGGGTCAATAAGCATGGCGTAGGATTTACCTCCACCTCTTGCCCCTCCATAAAATACTTCTCTTTCTGATGAAGCCAAAAATTGCATTTGTGGGCCTTCATTAGGTTCAAAGATAATATTTTCTTTAACATGTTCCCTAACATTTTGAGGAAGTTTATCTACTTCCTTATCTGTCATTACAGTTGATTCTTTTCCTTTTAAAGCATCATCTGTTTTAAGAATATGTTCTTTTCTTTTTTTAGCATTGTGCAAATCATTTGTAGCTTTTTTAATTTTGTTATCTTGTCTTTTAATAACTCGTTTAGCTGCTTGCTTTGCTTTAGTTGCCGTACTTAAAATTCTTGGTTTCTGTTCAACTCCTCGTTTTCTTCCGAGATTTTGTTTTGGTTTTGGAGGTGGGATGTCCATCTATTATCTATAATTTTTCTAAGTCCAGTATGTGTAATAGGGCGACCAGTTTTTTGTGTTACCCATCTTGCTACTTCACGATACGAACAATTGTTTAAATATTCTTTCGCCTCTTCTAACGCATCTAATTCTGTTTGCACAGGTTCAATGTAATCTGAGTCTTCTGCTAATTTATATCCAAAGGGTATAACTCTAGCTTTTCTTTTAATTAATTGCATCTTTAGCCGGTAATATAAATATACCGTGAGCAACTTGCCCTGTCATTTCTATTTTATCTTTCTTCACAAGACCTACTCTATCCAGTATTTGTTTTGCCGCTTCCATTCTAATATTAACACCGGGAGTTTTTCCATCTTCATCAAGTGCATCTATTAAACCTTTTACTGCTTTAGCTGAATGTAACGCAAGAGAATACTCTGCTCTCTCTAGTATTTCTTCTTTTAAAGCTTTAATAACTTTAGGATAAGAACTTGGTGCGTATCCTGCAATCTCTCCTGCTTTTTTTGGACTGCCATCAGCGTCTCCAAATAAAGCTGTAAGAAAGCTTTCTTGTTGTTCTGTTAATTCTTTAGTTTCTTTTTTTATCGGTAGCATTATTAAATCCAAATACTCTTGTAAAAGCTTCTACTACTCCATAAGGGTCAGTTACAGGATATCCTAAATGATTTAATTCAACTTTAGGTTTAGCTTTAATTTTTTTTACAGCCACTGGCTCTTTTGTTTCTTCTTTACTCTTTTTTCTTTTTTCCATTCTGGTGACTCCGGTATAATTTTTAACTCTTCTTTAATTTCTCTTTCTTTGTATCCACGTTCTGCAGTTGATAAAAGTTGTTCTCTCATTTTATCTTCTTTGCCACCTCTATCGGATAATGTTGCAATGTTAGGTGCAGTAATACTTAATTCTACAAAAGGGTCTCTACAAGGATTCTTTCTTTTATGTATAGGTAAATTCTCTGTAAAGTATTCTTTTTTCTTTTTATGATAATATTGATAAGTTGGCATTATATATCCGATTTTAATTCATGTTCACAAGAGTTACAGTGACATTCACCACTACAACAAGAACCTCTATTGTCACAATGACAATCGTGTTGACAAATTACACAAATAGACATTATGTTTTTTTCTTATTGTTCTGAGCAAAAGTTCTAGCTGCTGCTACAGAACCAAATCCCCATTTCTTTAAAGCTAATGCTTTTCTTGTAGGCTGACCATCTGGTTTTTTCATCGGGCCTGCCATTCCTGCAAACCTTGCCGCAAAAGAAACTCTTCTAGGATTCTTACCTTTAGGTACTGGTGCTTTTAAATTACCACCATCCTTAGCTTCAAAATGTTTACGACCTGCTTCGTTTAAGCCACCCGTTTTACTTTGATATCTTTTTAGTACCATTAAACTTTAACTGTTTTAGGTTTCTTATGTGTTAGTTTTTGTGAATTTTTTGTATGTTTAACACCAGTATGTAATGAACCATTTGGCATCTTATGTGTTTTGCCTTTAAATTCTTTACCACTAGGTAGATAATGAGGTACGCCTTTCATAGTTATGCCTTTTTATTTTTCTTAGAGTTAGGGAAGCCCGCCTTCATATTTGCATATGCTTTAGGGGTAATAGTAGATTTTTTCTTTGTATTACTTGTACCTGCTTTTCGTTTAGCATTAATATTTGCGTATAAACCTTTTTTAGCCATTATGAATTCCTATTTTTTTTGCCGGCAGACTTAGTTCTCGGATATGAACGATTCTTACTTGCTGATTTGACTGTGAGGTTGCTACGTTTATTATTCATAGCATTGCCATCTTTATGGTCGACATCTTTACTGTCGCCTTTTTTGACCAAGCCTGCCTTAAGAGCCATCCGCCTTGCTTGATTACGGCTAGCCCGTTTCTTTACACGAAGAGGCTTCTCTGTACTTGCCTCTTGTTTGTAATTTCTTTTGTAGTTCGGAGAACTAGGCATACATAGAAGTAGACTTCTTCGCTTTTTTAGTTGCTTTCATCTTGGTTGTACCCGATTTAGCTTTAGCTGTAGCACCTTTACCCATTATTTTCTTCATTCCCATCATTTTCTTCGCAGGTTTTTTACCCATTTTTCCATACATCATAGTTGTTTACTCCCTAAAGTATATTTTTTATTATCTTTTCCACAAATTTGTAGTCACCCATGCGAGTGTATCTGAATTTATGAAACTTTTTAAAGCTCTTTTGTAAGTTTTCTTTATGTTTTTCTTTATCTTCAATAGATGTAGCATTATAATACTCTTGGCTAGTCTTGATTATCTCTTCTTTTAGGCTGAACAAGTAAGACATTCTTCTTCTTCTGTTGTTTCCACAAATTTCTGAGGATTTTTTAGTCTATTATTCTCTGCTCTTAGGACAATTCTATCCTCATAAGCCTTATCTAGCTTGGAATACAGGTATTCTACGTCTCTTTTTAGATGTTTTACACTGTCTGTCAATTCTGTAATCATGGTATTTTCTGTCATTGTCTGCTCCTACTAGGTATTTTTGAATATGGGTACCTCTAGAGAAGCAATCTTCCCCATTGGTAGTATAGTTGTGAAACTCGTGTTGTGTTGTGGTGAGTTCCCTTCCACCAATGGATAGTATTTAATATTTATGTATCATTTAAGGCGTATTAGCCTCAATGGTTGTTAAAGCGTGTGTGCTATGTTGCCAATTAAATAATACATACCCCCTATTATAGCCCTTTATGCATATCTGTCAAGTGTTTTCTTTAATTATTTTAATTTATTTTATCCTTGACAAATCCCCCAGAGACTGTATAATGAATTACCCCCTAAAGGAGGCCCTAATATCCTATGACAAGTAGGCCTAGAGGTGTCGCCAATGTAGTTTACACTTAGTATTTTTTATTTTAGCACAACGGGGTGTATACATATAGGGTACCCCCGGGTGGCCCCTGCAGGTATCTACAGGTTTATCCTTATCTACCTACTACAAAGATAGTCAAGCAAGCTTGCCTCTGTTAAGATTGGTAGTCTACCGACTACGGTAACGAATATAAAATAAAATAAAAACCTTTTCACGTGAAATCAATAATATATCTTGTTTCATCCCTTGTAATAAATAAGTAGTTTCA